CCTGAGAAGGTGAATTCCAGGAAATGTTATGCCGGCATCGTTGCAATCCACCTTCTCAGGCGCCAAGTCCCAACGCTGGCCGCCGATGTAGCAGTCATCCATGTTGCACCTTCTTTCCCATGAGCTTTTCAATCCACTTCGCGCACTTTTCGGAACAGCAAAAAACAATCCGCCAGCTGAACAACCGCGGAAAGCCAACGAAGGCTTTTTTTCCGAGCATTATTTCTTTGCCGCATGCATCGCAAAAAGAACGTCTTGGCATTGTCGTTTCAAAAAACTTACACATTTTTTTCTCCAATTCTTGGAGGCGCTATCATGAAGCGCTTCCCCCGATATTTTACCAGCACAGCCTTTTGTGAAATCAGATAGGCAAGACAGCCGTCGGTGTCGATTGGATAATCCGTGGGGAGAGAGGCCTTAATCTCCCCAAGCGTAAGCGCCCGCGCGGCTGCGCGGAGCGCATTGAGCATCAAAATGAGGCCAAGTCGATCGGTGATAGGCTTATTTTTTAAACTCAAGCTTGTTTGCTTCAAGGCTACCCTTCGTTTCGTTGATTTTTTTAATAAGCACCGCCACCGCCGCGTTGAGCGATTCTAGATCGCTACGAAAAACTGCCAGCATCTGCTCCATGCGATGCCATTCCCGGCGCTGCTTTTCTTTGATCGATTCCAAATGGCTGTCAAGGTTTTTCATCGCGCACCTCATGCAGTTTTTCCTCTAGCGCCTCCAATCTGTTCTCTAGCACCTCAATGCGCTCCTCCAGGATTATTATTATGCTCTCAAAGCTGTTTGAGTAGTCGTTAAGAGCGTCTCTCATTTTTCCCATGTTACATTCCCCCTTTCAGGGCATGATTTAGTTTTTCGATTAGTACGCGGTAATTTATTTGGGCATTGCTATTTTTATATATCGTGGCGGTATCAGTTGCCTGAATTTCTTCAATTCTGGCCGAGTCCGCCCATGCCTCCAGGCGTTCCTTGACTTCCTGGATTAGTTGTTTTTTGTTTTTGGTCACAAAACCTCCTTGCTTTTTTTCCCAATTTCTTGGCCAAACGAACGATCGGGTTTTCCAGCGCCATCTGCTTGCGCTTTGCTCGCTGTAGCGCCGCCGTTTGCTTGGTGATGCCGACTTGAGATCCAGCGAGTTTTTTAGGTTTCATTTTTTCTCCTTTACATCGCCAAAAATAAGATCTGTTGCTTTTTGCGCTTGGCCCCCTGCGCGCACAACCATTTTCGGATCGCCTTTCAAGACGCCTAACCAATTTTTTATGTAGGCTCCACTGTTTTTGAGCGTGACCTGTTCAAGCCTAAGGCGCCCGCAAGACATAGCAGCGGACATTTCAGCAATTAGTTCCTCGAAGCTATACACAGGGTCGCCAAAATAGTGCTGCTCGGCTATTCCTTCCCTGGCCAGGCGCTTTTCGTGACCCGTCGAATGCCCGCATTCATGAAATAGCGTGCTGTAGTATTCTTCCGGCGTGTCAAACGCAGATAGTGCGGGCATGTTGACGCTATCCTCTGATGGTCGGTAAAACGCGCGAGCACCGCCCGTATGCAGCCCTACCTTTTCGCGGCCAAGGTAATCGTGAACAATCGTCTCAGCCGCGTCAATCGGCTTATGCGCCACGGGCTTTATCAAGGCGTCTACGATCTCTTGCTTGCGTGCCCTGTCAATATCCGCCTGGTCGATATTAAAGACCGTGTAGTACCGCATGATTGGGAACGTTTCAGGTTTACCGTCAGGGCGCGTCACCACCACGCCGTTTTTCTTGCGTTCAAGAGCCTTCCAAAAAACAACAGGAAAGCCTTTTTCACCTTTTCGGACTTGGCCGCCCATGTCATTTTTAATCTGATTATAAGTTGCGTAGATTGGCGTTTCAAAGGCCGCCAAAGAAAGCAGGACAGTATTTATGCCCCGATATTCTGTCCCGCGTATATTCAATGGCATGCCGCTTTTCCACGGCTTGCGCCATGGGATATTCCCAGTTTCGAGGGATGCGATGATCTGATCCGATATAATCTCATAGACAGTTTTTTTATCCATACGATTTTCTCCTCTCTTTCTCCCCCCGACTTGGGACGGGGGTTGTGCATTAAGCGGGGGATTTCCCCCGCCCCCTCTGCATTAATCGCGCACAATGCCGCAAGTGCAATCCTCAGCGCCGCATAACTCGTTTTTTAAGCGGCGGAGCGTCCGAACCGCGTAAGTATGATTGTCGCCGTGTCTCATTTCGTAAAGCCAGTTTAAGACCGTCAAAGCGCCGGAGCCGATCGCAAAAGCGACCCGCTCGTCCACCAGGATTCGGGCTTTGGTGTCATGAAAACTATTCTCCAGCGTGATGTAGGTTTTTTTGTTGGTCATTTTATCCACCTTTCTTTTGCCCCCCGACTTGGGACGGGGGTTGTGCATTAAGCGGGGGATTTCCCCCGCCCCCTCTGCTGCTAGAGAGAATATCCATTTGAGCGCATTTTGCGAACGCTTTCCAGTGCTGCCGCCGCTTTTTCAAACCCAAAAACCAAGGGAAAAGCCGCAATAACGAGACTGGCTTCACAGTCTTCCTCAAACCAGTTTTTCGGGCAATACGCGAGAGATCGCTTTCGCAATTCCTCAGGCATTTCCTTCAGTTTAGATACGCTCACGTGATATCCACCGTGGCTTGCGGTGCTCACAAAAACAAGCCCCTCTGCATAGACCGTTTCCTTCTGAATTTTTCCCCAAGGCGAGTATTTTTTGGTCATGATTTTTTATCCACCTTTCGTTCTACCCCGGGCTTGCAACCGGCGGCGGCGCATTAAGCCCCCAGTGGGGGGCCTGCTCTGCTAGAGTCCGCATTCAGTGCATCCGCTTGTGTCTTCTTCCACGGAAGATTCCGATGTATGGCGGCCGCATGCTCGGCAAAAATCGCTGTCATAATCCATGTCGGCTTCCTGTTCTGGATCATCATAATATTGTTTTTTGTTGGTCATATTGCCTCCTGTTTGCAATTAAACTTTTCGGCTAAGTCATCCACGTCTTCCAGCGTCGGGATATCGATCGGCAATTTGATATAATCCCGCGGAGATTCAGAGTCATCAGGATGTGAGGTTTCCATATCTGTAAAAATCCAGCGCACAAGTTGGCGCCTCGCTTCTATCTGTATATTTTTATCCATACGATTTATCCTCCTGCTAGCAGTATATGCTAAAGCTATACCAGCTGTCAAGGGGATTATGATTTATTTTATAAGATTATGAAATATCGATTGAAAGATGGTTGAGCAATGAGGCGCAAGGTGGCACGTGGCCCTCGGATCACGCCCAAAACCACGCAAGTATTGCAGCATCGGTGACAATTTAGGGCGCTAGCTCTCCTAAAATCCATGTGACAATTTTCGTCCTGGCCACGGCTTAAGGGGGGGATAAGGGGGGGGATGCTACATACTCTAATATATGTATATATAGTAAGGAGGGGAATTAGGAGGGGTTAGGATTTAGCACTCTAATTCTAATATAGTGAGTATATATCCTATCTATATTTTTAGATATAGGTTGAGATTATTATTCCCATATTCCTTCGCTTTTCCCAGTACTTACACCCTAATATCTCAAGTAAACTACATAAGCTAAGTGGTAGCAATCATTAGCTTTCTTGAAAATGAGAAAGTGAGTTAAGTATATGATATCATTCAGGGTGTGTTCTCAAATACTACACTTTACCTGTGGATAACTTATTCTCAATAATGATAATCATCTAAAAGTGTCTGTAAACCCTAAATAATCTGCCCTTTGGATGCATAAACGTGCTCTGTGCTCTGATAAATAGGGGATATCATGGCAATTCTCAAATGTGAGAGGGGGGACCCCCCAATGGGTAGGGACATTGAGGGTCAACGTTCCCCACCCTTCCGAATCAGATATCCCTAATGAAAAAAGGTATGTCTCTAAGGGGCGATATGGTAGGCGTTGAGTATGGAACAGGTGGTATTGGAGTATGAGCCGAACTACTGGCAGGATTTAATCAGGAAGAATCTGACGCAGAAGAACGTCTTGGTGTGTCATCGCGGGCTTGGGAAGACGACCATGGCGTTGCCGCTTTTGGTTGAGGACGTGTTGACGAGTGAGGTTCCTAGGGCGGAGGGGTTGTATATCGCGCCGTTAAGGGACCAGGCGAAGAAGCTTGCGTGGATGAAGCTTTTGATGCTGGTGGAGGGGATTCCAGGGGTCAACAAGAACGAGAACGATTTGCGGGTGGATTTGCCTCCGGATAAGACGATTTGGCTTCTGGGGGCTGATAATCCGGATAGTATCCGTGGGCATCACCCCGTAAGCGTGGCGTGCGATGAGGTGGGGCAGATGCGGCCTTCGATTTGGACGGAGGTCTTATTGCCTGCGTCATGGCGCCACAATGCCCGCATGACCTTCATCGGGACTCCCAAAGGCAGGAATCTCTTTCATACGCTTCACGAATCGGCCTTGGAGGAAACGAAGGCGGGCAATCCAGATTGGTTCGATATCGTCGTGAAGGCTTCGGAATCAGGCCTGGTTCCTGCCAAGGCCCTTCAAGAGGCCAAGAAGCATATGGGCGAAGACATGTACGCCCAGGAATACGAATGCTCTTTTCTGGCAGCCGTTGCTGGCGCCTATCTGTCCGATATTCTCAACACGCTCGATACAGGTGGATTCCTCGGCGATTTCCCTTACGATCCACTTTGTCCGGTTTATACGGGCTGGGATCTTGGCCTCGGCGAAAATCTCTGCGTGTGGTTCGTTCAGCACGTCGGTTCAAGATGGCGCCTTATCGACTTCCACATGAACCCGCCAAGGGAAGGGGCTGAGTATGCAGCGAGGGTCGTCATGAACAAGCCTTACGCTTACAAGTACCACTATCTGCCTTGGGACGCGGCGCGAGGCGAACAAGGATCCGGCAAAACCCAAAAGGAACTGCTCGAAACCATCCTTGGCCCGAAGATCGAAGTCGTCACCCGCATGGCCGTTGATGACGCCATCAATGCCGCGAGGCTACTCCTGCATAAGGCGGCCTTCAACCGGCCCACCTGCTCTGAAGCCTTCGAGACTTTGAAGCACTATCAACGCGAATGGGTGGAAAAAAACGGCGTGTTCCGCGCTGCCCCCTTGGATAATTTCGCACGCGATACGGCGGATGCCTTCCGCACGCTCGCCGTCGGCCTTCAGGAAACCAGCCACAAGAAGCGTCAAGTGCAGGCCACGGGAACCTTCGACGAGTTCGGAGATTTGAATCCACTTGCAAGTTCGTACGAAAGCGACTACGATGAATTAAATTCCGGAGGTTGAAGATGGCTAAAAGCATGGCGGTAGGCGGCGGTGGAAGATTCGCGAAGCTTAAAGCGGCAATCGCAAAACGAGGCGGCGTTAAAAATCCAGGCGCCGTGGCGGCGGCGATAGGCCGAAAGAAATACGGCAATGAAAAATTCCAGGCCATGGCGCAAGCCGGAAAAAAAAGAAAAAAACAAAGCTATCTAGGGGGTGCTTAATATGCCGCGAGTGAGCCCAACGCAAGATCCAACCACAGCTACGATAGCCCCAGTCGTAGGAAGCCAAAGCGTCGGCTCCAATTACATGAGCTATAAGAGCGCTATGGATTTATTTAATAAAATCGGCATTGCCCCAGGTGGTAGGCATCCGTTAGCTGCCATTGAACAAACCAGCGCGGCCGCCGGACGTAGTTATAATCTTTCCGATTTAAATCAAAACGCGCTTGAATATCTTGGCGCTCCGAAAGGGGCGACGTCTTTTTCCGTGAAGCGTTTAGGCGATATGTTCAAACTAAACTTTTTCGTGCCTGGTCAAAAAGCTCAATCCGGAACATTCGGTTTCAATGAAGCTGCCGCAAAGCGCAGGCAATCCATTTTAGGGTCGCTTGATTTGAGTCAACCTTCCGAAGGAAGGCAAAGCATCCTCGGAAGCTAGATGCCGAACGACAGCGCCAAACAACTCATCAACGATTTCGCTGGCCTCAGAGAAGCAAGAAGCAATTGGGATTCGACTTGGCAGCGCATTTCCGATTACGTCTTCCCGTTCCGAGATTTTACGACGGAACGATCCTCCGGCCTCGAACGAACGCAGCATATCTTCGATACGACAGGCCCACAGGCCCTTGATGAGCTTTCTTCCGGCATCTTCGGCCTTACCATCAATCCAGGCATCCGGTGGTTCAATCTTGTCCTTGTCGATCAAGACGCCAACGCCAACGACCAAAATCGCATCTGGCTCGATGATTGCGTTGACAGAATGCTTGCCGTCATCAATTCGCCTGAAACCAATTTCTACGTCCAGGGCCATGAAACGATCCTTGAGCTTCTGGGTTACGGCACGTCATGCATGTTTACGCGCGATAACGTACGAAGCTTCGTGGCGTCATCGCGTTCCTTGAACGAGTGCTACATCAAGGAAAACAACAACGGCATCGTGGATACCGTGTTTCGTTCTTTCAAGCTGACGGCGAGGCAATGTCTTCAAGAGTTTGGTGATACGGCTTCCGATGAAATGCAGCGCATGGCCAAGGACAAACCTGAGCATAAATTCCCGATGCTTCACGCCGTGTTTCCTCGTACGGATAGAAACATCGAACTTATGAACAACAAGAACATGCCGTGGGCCTCAGTCTATATCGACGTTGAGCGTATGGTGACGCTCCGTGAGGGCGGCTTCAAAGAATTTCCCTACATGGTTCCGCGTTGGATGAAAGCCTCGAAAGAAGAGTACGGTAGAAGTCCTGCGATGAAAATGCTTCCATCCATCCGCACGGTGAACGCCATGCAGCGCGTCATCCTTCGCGGTGCTCAGCTTGCCATCGCGCCTCCTCTTGTCATGGACGACGATTCCGCAATGTCGAAAGTTCGATTCACGCCGTTTGCCATCAATCACGTTAGGAAAGGCTCAAGACTCGAACCGCTCAATGTAGGAGCAAGGCCGGACATCGGGTACAAGCTTATCGAAATGGAACGCGAACAGATCCGGCGCGGATTCCATTTGCATCTGTTTCAGATTCCGGAATCGGATCGCATGACCGCGATGGAAGTGGCCAAGCGCACGCAGACGCAGATGCAAGAACTTTCCGACAAGGCAAACCGCTTCCACAAAGAGTTCGCCAGGGCATTCGTGATCCGCCTTTTCAACGTCATGTTCAGGAACAACGGATTTTTAAAGCCGCCGGCAAGTATTTCTGGCCAGGCTTTCGAGATTGATTTCATATCGCCTCTTGCCGTTTCTCAGAAAGCCTCTGACGTAACGGCGTTCCAGCAATGGCTTGCCATGATTGCGCCTTTGGCGCAAAGCGGAATGCCGGTGCTTGACAACCTGGATTCCGATGTGGCATCACGTTCGTTAGCTAGAATTTTATCCGTTCCGCAAAAGTTCTTAGCGGATCGTGGCGTCGTGGAAAGAATCAGGGCGCAGAGGCAGGATTTACAGATGAAACAGATGCAGGCGCAACAGGCGGTTACGGAAACAACGGCAGCGAAAAACGCCGCGCAAGCCCAACAAATAGCTGGCATGAATGTCTAATCCTATTTTCATGACAAAGCGCAGGAAGCGCGTCACCGATCTCTATCGTGACGTGTTTTCTACTGAGAATGGCAGGGCCGTACTTGAGGATCTCATGAAACGATCCAATGTTCTTGAAGGTACGTTTGATTCAGGAATGGATGCTCTTGAACTTGCAAGGAGAGAGGGAAAACGCGAGGCCGTTCTTTTTATCATAACCCAGATCGGGTTATCGCTTTCCGATGTTGTTACGATTTCACATCGAATCATAGAAAACCAAGTCAATCCAGAAGGAGAAGAAGCATATGGCAGATGAAAAGAATCAGCAGCAGCAGCAGAATGAAACGAATGAAACGCAACAGACTGAGAACCAACAATCCACAGGAGGCCACGAGCTTATCGGAATGTTACCGGATGAATTGAAATCCGAGCCGATGTTCGCAACGGTTAAAACCGTTGAGGATCTCGCGAAAAACTATATGAATGCGCAAAAGGTGATTGGGGGCGGAAGGATTTCCGTTCCGCTTCCGACAGATCCCGATGAAGCCTGGAATCCGGTGTGGAATAAACTTGGTCGTCCGGAAAAATCGGATGGTTACAAAGCACCGGAAGTGGATTCTAATTCGCTGTTCAAGCCGGATGACGCCTTTAAGAAATCATTTTTCGATGCAGCTCATAAGCATGGTCTTACGCAAAAACAAGCGGCAAACCTATACCAGCATGAGATCCAGCAACAACATAACAAACTTGCTTCCGAATTGACCGAGTACGAAAAAACCAAGGAAACCGTCGTTGCCGATCTGCGTCGTGAATGGGGGGATTCATTTTTGCAGCGCGACGCCTTAGCGAAAAACGCCGTCCGCGTTGTCGGAGAGATTGCGTTTCCTGGTTCTAACGAAAACCAACTGATCAAGCTTCTTGATGAATCTGGCCTTGGAAATCATCCCATCATGATTAAAGCATTCGCCAAACTTGGAGAATTTTTAGCCGAAGATGATGTGACTGGCCAGGGGGCCGCGCCGCTTCGCTTGTCCCCGAAGGAAGCGCAGGATGAAATTGCGAAATTCAAATCCAACAAGGAAGTCATTGATGCGCTTCGCAATCCCTATCATCCGCGTCACAAGGAAGTCACCGAAACCGAACGCAAGCTCTATCAGACTGCTTATCCTGAACCTCAACGCCAAGAAGAAGGATATTGATGGACGCCGAACAAAAGAGAATCGAAGCGCTTAAAATCGCCGTAAATACGTTCAACGGGAAAGCGTTTCCGCCTGGAACAGATGAAGTCATTGACAGGGCTGATGCTTTTGTAGTATTCATCGAGAAAGGTTCTGAAGGAAAAGCCGCGATTCAAAATGTGGCTCCTGAAGAATCAAGATTTATTAAGCGGGACAACCGGAAACGGTCCCGCTGACGAAGGGAAAAGACCTTCGGCTAGACGCACCGCATGCGTTTAGGATCGCCCGAACCGCAAGGTTCGATAAGCGTCCGCTGAGAAACAAAACGTTTTTCAAAGGAGGACGCCACTATGAGCGATCAGATACCAGTAAGTTTTAGCCAGCAATACGCGGATAACGTCACTCTGCTTGCCCAGCAGGAGGAAGCGCGGTTGCTGATGTGCGTGAACATGAAAAAGATCACGGGCAAACGCGGCTCATTCGACCAGGTCGGTAGCGTTGACATGGTTCAACGCACGTCCAGGAGAGCCGATACGCAGTATGTAGACACGCCGCATTCACGTCGTTGGGCCAATCTCATTCCTTTCGAGGTTGCGGATACCATCGACGAGGAAGATGAGGTACAAACTGCGGTCAGCCTGCAATCAAGCTACGTCAAGGCGCATGGCGCCGCAGCAGGTCGCAGAATCGACCAGAGCATTATCAATGCGGCCTACGCGGATGCTGATGACGGCCAGGAAGGTGCAAGCCAGGTTTCTTTCGATGCCAACAACCTTGTCGCAGTCGATTTCGGTGCGGCGGCTCCCGTTGGATTCAGCCTGGCGAAATGGATTCGGATGAAGAAAATCCTTGATTCCGGAGAAGTGCCGGACAGGGATCGTTATCTTGTCATCGGATCCTCGCAGTTGAACGATGACCTTCTGAATGACAGCACGCTGACAAGCTCTGACTATAATGCGGTCAAGGCCCTGGTCAAAGGCGAAGTGGATTCATTCCTTGGTTTCAAGGTCATCCGCTTAGAGCTTTTGCCGACAGACGGCAGCGGTTATAGGAAGGCTCTTGCGTTCCAAAAGGACGGCATCGGATTATTGATGGGAATCGCCCCGAAGGGTTCCGTCGATAAGCTCCCGACGAAATCCAATACGACGCAATTGCTTTACAAGGTCATGCTCGGTGCAGTGAGAATCGAGGAAGCCCGTGTGGTTTCCGCTCTCTGCCTCGAAGCATAACGAAAGGAGGAAATAACGATGGCAACGAATAAATCAGATCAGTACACGGACGAAGTGGCATCGCCTCCTGTTATGCACGGGCACAACGAGGTAGGCGCTCCGGTAAGGAAGTATTTTAAGTACACGGTTCCTGTCGGAGACGAAGCAGCGAATAACCTGATCCAGCTTGTCAGCATTCCCGACGGCTCACGTATCTTGGGCGGCTTGTTGGTGAATGAAGCCATGAGCACTGGTGGCGGCGACGCCTCCGTGCAGGTTGGCGACGGGACGACCGTAGATAAGTATCTCGGCACGACTTCCGTTGACGCCGCAGGATCAAGAGCATTCGCAAACACCGCAGCGCTCTTTTTCGGGCAAGAGCTTTCAGCCGCGATTGTTTTGACGGCGAAAGTTCTTACTGAAGACTGGCTTGCCGGCGCAGTGCTCAGCGGCTACGTCGATTACCTGCCCTAACCGGCGGATCCGACAAAGCCGATGATAAGAGGGGTTGCGGGTTTATGAGGCCCGCAATCCCTCGATACTAAAAACAGGAGGGCTTGTGGCAAGCTCAAAGGTTCAAATTGCAAATCAAGCTCTGATCCAACTCGGCGTCGATCCTATTTTGACTCTTGATGACGCCACCAAACCGGCCCGCACTATGAAGGCGATTTTCGATCCAATCAAGGAGCAGCTTTTACGGCTTCATTTCTGGAACTGCGTAACGAAGCGGTACAGTGCGGCCGCTGATGTTGATGCGCCTGTGTATGAATTTACACGTCAATTCACGCTTCCTACGGATTTTCTTCTTGTCGTTTCACTTGAAAACAAAAACGCTCAGTATGTCGTGGAAAACGGGAAGATTCTAACCAATGAAAGCAGCCCGCTTAAATTCAAGTACATCCGGAAAACGGATGATATGAATGATTTGGACAGCATGTGCCGTCATGCGCTTGCCATGCGTCTCGCCGTAACAACGGGTTTTCGCCTTACGGGTAGCCGCGCCGTCGTTTCCGACGCCATGGTGCTTTATCAAACGGCGATTTCAGAGGCAAGATATTACGATTCCATTGAAACATCGATTCAAACAGTAGAGGCCGATCACTTCCTGGACGCACACGTCGGTGGAGTCGATGACGATCTCGATTTCACAAGGGACTTCGTTTTCTAATGGCCGACATTCCCGTTATCGTAACCGATTTTTCCGCTGGGGAAATTTCCCCGCTTTTGCATGGGCGCATCGAATCCGACGTTTACAATAAGGGACTTAAAACGCTTCAAAACATGATCTCGATTCAGCACGGTGGCGTTGTTCGCAGGCCAGGAAGCAGGTTTATCGCTGAGATTAAAGATTCGGAACAGGCGCGTTACATCAAATTCGTCTATTCCAACGTTGAGGCTTATATTTTGGAGTTCGGGAATCTGTATTTTCGCGTCTATGCAAACAGAACGCAGATTACGGACATGGGGCCAGTAGAAGTCGTCACGCCTTTTACAACGGCCACGCTTGATGATCTCCGTTATGTTCAAATCGCCAATACGCTTTTCATCACGCACAAGCAGGGACAGGTGCGACCTCAGATAATCACGCGCTCGGATGATGTGACGTGGACGATAGCCGATATGGACATGCGCGACGGGCCATATCTTGATGCGCCAGGCAGCGTGGATCCAACGATTACCACGACGCTTACGCCGAGTGCCAAGACAGGAAGTATTACGATTACGGCAAGCGCGATCGACGGAATCAACGGCGGCATTGGCTTTGTTTCGACGGATGTTGGTCGCCTGATTCGATTGACGAATCCGGCCTCAGATACATTTTGGGGGTGGGCCGTCATCACGGCCGTCACGGATTCCACGCACGTCGATGCCGATGTGAAATCTGATTTTGCCAGAGCAGGCGTGGCTGCGCCTTCTCAAAACTGGCGACTTGGGGCCTGGTCCGACACAGACGGCTGGCCAGTGCTCATGTCTTTTTATCAGCAGCGAGCGCTTTTCGGCGGGACTTTGTCTTATCCAAACACCATTGATGCATCGAAATCAGGAGATTTTACTAATTTTGCGCCGTCGCTTGTGGATGGAGAGATAGACGATGATTCGGGTATGCGTTTTACGATTGCGTCCTCGACGATTAACGTCATCGAATGGATGCAGGAAGCCGTGCGCTGTCTCGGTATCGGAGGCTTCGGGAAAGAATTTACGCTGAATCGCGGTCTTGATATTCAGATTTTAGCGCCGACGAATGTCAAAATCAGTCCTGAATCTTCATGGGGTTCATCAGATAACAGCAGGATCCCTGCCCTTGTCGCAGGAAAAAACATCGTCTTTCTGGATAATTCCGATTTGAAGCTCAGGCAATTTGTTTACAACGTCCAGCAAGACAGCTTTGACGGCGAGGTTTTATCGGACCTTTCAGAGCATCTTTGCCGTGGCGGCATTATCGACATGGATTTTCAGAAGCAGCCGTTTCCCGTGATTTGGATGGTAAGAAACGACGGTAAGCTGATTGGATTTACTTATGATACGCAAAACAAGGTATTCGGCTGGCACGTCCAAGAAATCGCAGCGAGTGCGGCAGGAGCCGCCGTTGTCGAATCCATTGCCGTGATTCCTGAAACCCAAAGCGAGGATGTTTATCTTCTCGTTAAGAGAACGATTAACGGCCAGACAAAACGCTATGTTGAGATTCTTGAGCAGCCTTACCGCGCAACACATGACGATGACGGGATTGTTACGGATCAAGAAGATGCCTATTATGTGGATTGTGGAATCACGTATGACGGTGTGCCAACGGACACCATTTCAGGCTTAGATCATCTTGAGGGTGAAATCGTTAAAGTCTTGACGGATGGGGCGACGCATCCTGATCGCACGGTATCTGGTGGAGAAATCACGCTCGATGCCGAGTACTCCGTCGTGCATGTCGGCCTCGGGTACTCTTCCATTTTAGAGACGCTTCCTATGTATCCAAAACGGATTGGGGACGTGCTTGGAAAGACAAAAACAGTGTACGGTCTTGCGCTTCGCTTCTTTGAAACGCTTGGAGGTACGTTCGGGCCTGATACTGCAACGCAGGAAATCATCAGTTATCGAAGCATGGATGACGTCATGGATAGCCCTCCGGCGCTTTTTACTGGGCTTGTATCGTTGCCTTTTGCTGGGCCATGGGATAAAGCTGTAGAAGTAGTCGTACGACAAGATGATCCATTGCCGATGACGATTCTCGCGCTTGAAATGGAGGCGCTCACCAGTGAAAGATAGGAATCAATCATGTTGCCTGTAGCTCTTTTCGCGGCTGGGGCGGGCCTTAATCTTGTCGGTGGTCTCATGCGAGGCGCCCGCGCGGCAAGAATCGCAAGACAAAACGCAGCCATTTATAACGCCCAGGCGCAAAGTGAAATCGAAGCCGCAAAATTGAACGCGCAGCGCCTTGAAACGGCAAGGCAGAAAGGAATTTCCGCCGCACGTACTGGATTTTTGGCGTCAGGCGTCGCCGCCGGCGGGACTTCATTCGATGTGCTGAACGAACTTACTTCGATTAAAAACCAGGATGTCGCGCAAACGCAAATCGAGGGATTCAATAAGGCTGCTTATTACAGACAATCCGCGCTGAATGCTTTGGGCGAGGCAAAAGGATTCCAGCAAAGCGCATTCTCGGATTCCATGACGAGCATTTTGGGGGCTGGGATTAACTTCGCCTCTGGAAGTATGTCGCCCACGACGCCACCGACTTCGTCAGGAGCGGGATGGATACCAGAAAATGCCTAATATCCCTACTTTTCAGTCTTCTGTTGCTGCTGAGGCAACAGCTCCTGCTCCTGGACAATCGCCTGAGCGCATAGCGGCTTTTTCTCCTGGCGGTGATATCGCAAGACTCGGTGGTCAGATTATGGATCTGGCCGTTGAAATGAAACATCGTAAGGATATTCTTGATCGCCAACGTGAAGTTTACAGTCTCAATACCGAAATGGACGCCAAGTTCGGGGGTTTGATGCAGGATGCCGCAAAGATGGATCCATCTCAATCCGCTGGGTTTTTTCAAAAAGGCGCGGCGCTTATCCAAAAAGACCTAAATGATCGCGTGAACGACGAACAGGTCAAAATGTCGGTCATGAACGATTTCAGGCAATCTGCGCTTTCATATGCCGCCCACGTCGAAAAAGATGCCAACAGGAGGCGGGTGGATGCCTATAGGGCGCAATTGGAGGAGGCGTTGCCGGTTATGCAGGGTCAATACGTTCAGGCCCTTGCAGACGGCAATGCGACGCTTATACAGGGGATTGAGGATAGATTCGGATCATTTCTTGATGCTGGGGTTGAATCCGGTGTTTTAAGCCAGGAAGAAGCCGCGAAAAACAGCCAACTTCTTGTTAATGGTGCTCAGGAAGGATTTGTCAACACCCTTATTAACGCCAAAACGCCAGACAAATCATTGATTGCACTAAGAAAAGACTTGGATAATCCACAGTTTTTGCCTGGTGTTGATATTAAAAGTAGACCCGTCTATAAACGCGAGATTGAGGCTGAGCTGCGTCGTCGTGGGAATGAACGTGAATCTCTTGCAAAAAAAGAATTAGAGCAACAAAACAAGGCGTTATTTGAGCAGGTACAGCTTGATAGAGTGCAGAAACGTATTGATTTCGGCGCGCAATCAGGCATCACCATGTCGCCGGATGGCAGGGCGGATTTTCAAATAGGCGACCAGACCAAGTCAGTCAGGGACCAAGCCATGGTGGATTTATATTACACTCAAAGAATTCTCCCGTTAAATCAAGAAGATAAGGCCACTGCATTTCAAAAGCTTGTTGAAAACACGTCCATTATTCCGTCGCAGATAAAGAACGATATTATCGGCAAAATCATTGGTGGGACAGATGCTGACAAGATTTCCGCTGCTGATTCGCTTACAGAATTGAAGCGATTATCTCCGATAGGCGTTCAGGATGCTTTCGCAGGCGATGAGGGTAAGAACGCGCTTCGTTTTGCCGAGTATGTAGATTATGCCAATCAGACCGGAATTTCGCCTCAAAACATTATTGCTCAGTTTTCTCCTCAGAACAAGGAGATCGTCCAGGAACGCGATCGCATGGCGCATGGCGACGAGTTCGTCAAGACTTCCATGAAGATTTTTGCCAACAACCTTGGGCTTGGATTCGATAAAAAGACAAACGTCACATCGCTTAAAATTGCTGAAAAAAACATTCCGCAAGGCATGCTGAACCAGTTTCTTTTCGAGGCGCAGAACAACTACCGCACCGGCGGGCTTGCAAGTCCTTCCATTGATTTCGCAATGAAAGATGTAATGGCAAGATGGTCCAATTCTTCAATCGGTTCTCCTGGTAGAAATCCTCGGTGGATGCAGTATGCTCCCGATACGTTTCCTGACTTTCATCGCCCTGAAATCGACGTGGCCGGCGCGCTTGGCGATAATTTTGAAGCCGACATAGCGGACACCGCAAAATCGCTTGGCGTTCTTTCTACAAACATTTTCTTTGATGCTGATGTTGAAACGCCGCATTCCAAGACATGGCCCGTATTTTATCTCACGAAGGACGGGTATGTGGCTCCGCTTCTTGATGCGAATAGTCAACAAATCAGATGGCAGCCAAGCCAGGATTATCTCAACAAGGAACAACAGAAACAAGATTCGGCTTGGAAGTTTATTTTGAAAAGGCAGCCGCCCTTATGAGTCCGCTCGGAACGTTGGAACAATTTCAAGGCGGAGCGATTCCTGAACCGTCGATTCCGCAGCCTACGATTCAAAATCAACAGCCGGAGCCGAAGAATCAGGAAGTTCAAGGCGTTCTTGGTGCCGCATTCAGGCGTGAAAATACGGTTGGAGCGGCCATTCAATATCTTAACTATCTTCCTACTGGAACGCTTGAATTTGGATTTAATCCATATTCGGAGGATCGTTTGAAAC